AAGTTTGTTTGCTTCTACTTCACATACATCAAAGGTATTAAACTGTAAATTAGGTCTATGTGTCACAACCGAACACTCTGCTGTAATAAGGTTACAACCCAAAGCAATAATACTAAACATCTTTATTTTCCCTCATCTTTGTTAACAATAAACTGCGGATCATCCAACAGCTTTTGTAGATAGTCACGGACACCCTGCTTACCTACCATCATCATTAGAACACGACAGCCTGAATAGATGATCTTGTGAGTATCATACTTGATTGTTGTGCCACCCTTATCGCCCCACCGCATAATAGCCTTACCGATGTTGCCAAGGTGAAACGAATGTTCTTTCCACTGTAGGGTAGACTTATCGTCTGCTAGGTCATTCCATGTTACCCATGTAGGAGGGAAGTCATAGTAGGATGAGGGTCCACCATCTGACTGTACTCCTGACTTAACTTCTACCCACGGTCCACGCCCATTAATTTCCACTGCGGGGGTATCTTTAGCCTCCCTAACCAATCTCACGGAGTCCGCTTTGGAGTAGGCAGTCTGATTGGAATCCCAATAGGGACCGTAACGTATTTCACCACTGTGTTTACCAATAACATTGACAACAATCCCCTCAACACCCCCAAACTCTTCACACACAACTGTAGGGCTATCGCATACCACAGTGTCACCTAGCTTAAACTTATACAACTTACTCATTCTAACTCCCTTACCTAATTAAACCCAGTTAAAGGTAAGCCTTTTCTACACAGTGCTTAGGTGTTTGACAACAGTTAAATCAGTTAATGTCTACAATCTCACAATCACCGATACAAGCAAAGGTCTGGCTTCCCGTTGTGTTGTCACTCTTCTCATACTCGCTTAGTCTTGACCAGTCAATACCCTTTGGCATAATACGTAGCGCTTCCTCATAAGTAAACTTGTCGATCTCTTGATACGGTGCCTGCTGGTATGTATGCTCATTAAAGGGCAGAAAAGATACACCAGACATTTCATCGAAGTGCTTGTAGACATAAGAACCTACATCAAACCACTCATCACTCTTTACATTGATTGTCACAGAGGGCTTGTGTTCACACCAGTGACGTTGATAGGCCAGCCACATATCCAGCTGCTGGATAGCACTAAGGTCAGATGTCACAACAGCACCAGTAGGAGCCTTAACAGGGAAGCTAAACACTGTAGTAGCATCTGGCTTCATCACATCAGGTTCATTAGGTACACCTTGGTCAACCATAAACTGTGTCATAGGGTCTTTGTTGTCACCACGAACAGTACGAATATAATACTCTGAGTAACGTGTGTGGATACCCGAAGCACTGTCTACAAGCTGAGAGACCGTACCACTAGGTTTTACAGCCGTAACAGCAGTAGACTGTTGAATACCAAGTTTGTCTGCCCACTCTTTATTTGTTGTGACTGCTACATCTCGCAAGTGGTTTAGTGTTTTATCTAGCCCCTTGTTCTCAAGTGTCATAAGTGGGTTATCCATGATACCCGTTAGTGATACACCCAGTAGACGTTCTTCCTCCGTGTTCTTACGCCAAATATCCCGTAGGTAAGGGAAGTGCGTCTGTGTAGATTGAATAGTACCTAGTATACTGGCAAGTCGTACTTTCTCGGATAGTGTCTCAATAGTGTCTGTAGCACGTACAACCACTTCTGTTAGGTTGCACATTTGGAATGGACGAAGGATTATTTCCTGAGTGGTTATGAGAACAATACCACCCCAGACTATATCTTCACCTTTGTTTTGTACTCCATACATTTTGGTATTATTTCGATGAAAGGTTCAATAAAATTCTTGTAGAAACCTATAGTTTGCTGACCACCACACATAGAAACATTATATGAGTTTGTTTGCCCACACCTGTTTACCCGTGATGTAACACCATAAGTTTTTAACTCTTCCTGCATGGCAACAGCCAGAGTTTCACTTTCAGTTGTGATGAGCATATCCTGCCCATAGCAACCATCGTCAAGATACAACAACAACCAACCAATAGGTGTCAGTAGTTTAACTGCATCTTCTTTTCTTTCTGGAAAGTCAACATTACCTAGTTTACCAGAGTACCAAGCAAAGTAACCGTGGCCCTGTGTGTGAACATGCTCACTTACACGGGTAGAGACTTTGTTATAACCCTCAAAGATAAGAGCAACTTTCCACTTCAGGTACTCAGCTTGCTTAACACCGTGTATTACCCTGAGCGCGTGCCTTTTCTTACAGTAGCACCCGTCCCCTAAGTGTTGTGACATCAAGATAGACACGTTATCCTCACGGAAAGGTTTTACCCTAACTTTACTAGGTACAGCCATTAGTAGCTTTTCCCTAGCCGCTGAGAATGTGCTAACACCATAGTGCCTGTCGTACATCCCTACAAACTGGCTGGTGCTTAGGCCAAGAAACTCCCTTACCTCTAGTGTAGTTGCACTAGATAGAACAATGGAACTAAGCTCTGCCGTAGTAGGCTCTATCTTACCAGACAAGAACTCTCTTGGGGAGCAACCATACATACTCTTAAATCTGTTGTACACAGTCTTCTTACAGACCCCATACTTATCAGAAACTTCTTTCACGCATTTACCAAAGTAGTTTACGTCTTTGATGTAGACGGCCATAGACAAGATTTTATCAAATTCGCATTTCATCTTCTAACTCCAAAAGTATAGCCAAAGGGCTATGCACATTTAGTCGTTGAACCTTACCCAGTCAAGGGTCTTGGCTGCTGATTGCCCAACACAGATTGTTTTCAAGCGTTCACACCCACCTTTTCAGGTCATGTTGTAGCCAATCTGTTTTAACAGGTTTCCAGCAGTTCGCATAGTTTTACACGTTAATCACTTAACGAGGTTCCAAAATTACTTAGAACATGGGTTTGTCCCAAATTCGTAGTCAGTATCTCGACGTCCGTTCTTAGCCGCTTGTGCCTTAGCTGCCTGACGATTAAAGATGCCCCGTTCACCAGAACCACTCTCTACAAGGGCCAGCCACTCACGCATAAAAGAGACTGCATCAGGTTTTTCCGTGTAGCACACAGAGTTGTTAGCCAAGGCACGTTGTGGGTGAGCCTCCCACCATGAACCCGACTTAGCATGTCGCATACGATCATCACTAAGGTTACTAAGACTAATCATAGCAGAGCGTCTTACGCCACCAACCACAACAACCTCACCAATCTTACACATGATGTCGTGGCACTCAATAGAGGACAGCTTACGACCCTTAGCATTTACAAAGGTACGAATGACAAAGTTAAACAGGTCTACAAGGGGAGCAGGTCCAGACGCTCGACCACCAAAGGTCTTTAGTTTAGTACCTGCTGCCCGAACTTGAGACACATCCCACTGAGGCACATTCCCTTTGTATAGTGCTGATACAACTTTACGAAGTGACTTAGCCCAACCTTCCTTACTGTCCTTTACTACAATGGTAGCCCCTGTATTAAACTCTGCTGGTACATCTGGTAGCTTAGATACGAACTGACGCTCTACAGAGAAGCCTACACCAGTGCCACACAACAAAATGAACATAGCCTCGTCAAAGGAACGGGGGTCGTCTACAGGGAGGTATGAACAGTTAAACCCCGCTGTGTTATCACGGTCTAGTGCTGGACCAGCAGTCATAAGGGCGCGCATAGAAGGCATAACACCAAGGCTTAGGATAGCTTCTTGTAGCTCTACCTTAGTCTTTTTGTCGTCTATCTTACGCCCTACAACATTATCCATGTATCGTTCGACTGTCTCTGTCCAACTCTCACGGCGACCCTCTTCCTCTAGCCAACGTGCGTACCTAGATGTGTGTATAAAAGCCTGATAATCTGTAGGGAGGTGATTACTAATCATATTATTCTTTCTATTTGTTGTAAAGTTGTTATTGTTGTTGTGTGGATTGTTGTAATAGGGTTCTGTTAACCTTGTCGTGTAAGATCAATGTCGTACCTGCTATCAAGAGAATCTAAGCACTTTGCTTTACCACCAAGCCCAAAGCTATAAGCTGCACTACCATAACCTTTGTTAGTAAGCCATGCACTATCATCTTTAATAAAGATACAGACCCAAGTGTCCCCACACTTGCTTGTGTAATTACCACCTACCTTGATCTTAGCAGGGGGCTTAGGTTTGATACGATAGGACAAACCACCAGAGGTACGACTAGGAAAGTCTACAGACTTACTCCAGCCTTCCCCTTGATATTTACACTCAATACCCTCACCATCAAGGTAAGCAGTAAGAAGTTCACCACGTTCACTGTTAGTCATTTGGGCAAAAGTAGGGTACTCATCAACAAACTCCCAGTCTTCTTCGCTTAACCACCAAGTAACATTTTCTTGGTCAGAGAAACTGTAGTCGTAATTGTATCCCATATAAGTAACAACACTACCTATTTCAAACCCATGCCTACAAGTATTGCCAGTGACACGAACCTTATCACCCACCTTAATATCAGATTTACTCACTTTATTCACCTCCCATCATTTCAACTGCCATTTCTAATGCAACATCATATCCGTCCCAACCATCCACACCTACTTCCTCAAGACAGCCAAGGAGCATAGAGTCGTTGAGAAGATCGATAAACACTAACTTATCTAAAGTAACCGTGTCAACATCTTTTTCGTCTCCTACAAGGTTAGTATTCATCGTTTATCTCCACTTCCACCTAGTACACCACGTTTAGCACGATCTGCTAGTTTGTCAAGGTTTTGTTGTGCAATAACACTAAGATCAGTATTAAGATCACGAGCAAGTGCAGCAGCATACCACAACACATCACCAAGCTCTGCAATAGCACCCTCACGATCTAGTGTACCATCACGGATAAACTTCTTGACCTTACCCAGTACCTCACCAGCTTCATTAGCCAATCCCATAGCGGGGTAGGTAATATGGGCACTACTTGGGTAGATCGCCGTCTTGACTGCCTGTTCTTGGTACTGATCGAAAGTCATTTTACTGGTCTCCTTAATGTCTTTGTAGCCCATAGCATCCATATCTTCAATAGTAATCATCGTACAAGTACCTTTCCGAGAAACATCTTATAAAGTACAGCAGGTATGCAATAAGGCAACCTACGTGTGTGCCTCATATGCCTTGTCTTGTACCAACCATCCTCCATATTATCCGTCCACCAACCTTTGTACCAGAGGATAGCATGTCCATTTCCGTTATAGGATGTAACGTACCAAAAACATGCTTGGAAAGATAACTGCAACCACCAGAACCTAAACCAGTTCTCACCAGATAGTTTCCACAACATTGTAAGAGCATAACCATCACAATCATCTTCAATAGGTCCGTTACCCTTAGTAACACTCCAAGTATCTACCCTACCATCCTTTGTGTAGATAAATCGGGATTGAATGTTATCTAGGGCACCACTCATCTTGTTCTTGTTTGGTTTAAACACAGTTATCTCCCATAGAATGTTGTGCCATCACTGTTACCCTCTTCAAAGCAAAACCAAGCATAATTATCTGTCCCCCTAGTTGTTTCTGTCTTAGTGGGGGAACCCTTATTGTTGTCCCACCATCCTGTATAGCCCAAGGTTCCTTTCTCATGGTTCTCCGAAGTAATGTGTTTACCATCTCTACACCACTCAGGTCTGCTGTCAAGACTTATCTGCTCATTAACAACCCAAACAGACTTAAACCAGAATAACCTACCTACAGACACTACCTTAGAACACTCCTCCATGTACTTACCAAAGGTGATGTTGTGCATATAGTCGGCAGGTAACAACAACCAGATAGGCTTCTTAACAGTTAACCACTGGTCTAACAGAGGGTCTAGCATAGTGCGTTTGTATGGTGGGTTAGTTACTACAGCATTACACTTCCATAGATCACCGTATGTCAACTTAGCACCATCAAGTTGTTGGCAACCTTCACCACCCTCAATATCACTCTTATGTAGACACTCAGCACGACCACCTATCAACTTGACAAGATCACCATTACCATAGCAAGGCTCTGCATAGGTAGCACCAGAGATACACCCTAGGAAGGTGTCTGGTAGGGCTTTGGGGTCTATAGTGGCATAAAAGTCACGACTAAGCCTGTCGAAATCACTCCTCTTACCCATACTCCCGCTCCAAGGATTCCAGACTAACAAACTGGGGTTCATACATACCACCAGAGATATTACGCTTAACTAAAACACCCTTCCACCAATCTGCTTGTTGCCCTGCCCAGCTCTCCTTAGCACCCTTAAAGCAACCTGCTACAAGACCAATCATACCCTTACCCGATTGCCCTACACCATCCTTAAAGTAGACAGATCGCTTATGAGAGTGACCACAGGTAGCACTTGTAGCCCTTAGCCCAAGTAGGCCATATCCATGATGTACACCACTCATAGCTGACCCCATGTTACCACTAGAGAAGAAGTGGGCGTAAGATACACCATCGTACTCTGCGATAGCTGGCCCACCATTTTCGTACTTATGGTAGTCGTCAAACCAGTGGTCCGTATTCAGGTGACTGAAAGAGATACCATGTTTGTTTCCCTCAAGCCTAGGGTCATGTTTGATAGCACGATCAATACGAGCCTCGTGATTTCCCTGAAAACCAATACGGTACGGTCGTTTCTTCTTGGCCTTCTTATAGCGACCCCAAAGGATATCCTGAGACTTGTTGTAGGACTCAATGTCTGCCTCATAGTTCTGACTTACGATAGCCTGTGGATAACGACTGTCAAAACTATTAAGGGAAGCCATTTCAGCCCCATCTCCTAAATCAACACAGTAGTCAGGCTTAATATCCTCAATCAGAGAACCTAGCCACTTGAAACGCTCTTGTGACACTTCTGGTCGATCATGGGAGCAGGTCCATACCACAGCAGTCTTACCTTGTGTACTCTTACTGATCATAATAGTTAACCTCCAAAGGCTCTATCTTAGACTTAAAATATCGAACTACTCCCATAGCATCGTCATGGGTACTATAGTACAACTCGGTATCAGACACAACACCATCGTACTCCACTTTAACAGGCAGGAGAAAACCTACATCACCAAGAATCACAGTAGGATAAGGTTCCCCCACAACGTCCCAGATAAGAAACTTAGGTTTGTCTACACCCTTTCCTTTCTCACCAGTAAACATACCCCAGAACTTATCTATCATCACTTTAACCAATCCTTTGGAATTATCTTATCCGCAAACCTGAAACCGTTCTTAGTACACCAGTCCCCATAGCTTGTCTTTGACTTCTTACCTATCTTAGTAGCAGAGTTACTAAAGACGAACCTAATATCTAAATCGGGGTGTTGTGCCTTTATTAGTAAGTGCTTCTTACGGTCTGCTAACTCAAATAGACCCTTAGTCTCTACTATAACACCATTAGGTAAGGGCCAATCTGGATTATAGGTATGGTTGCTTTGTGGCCTAATGTACTTGATCTTAGTAGACTCATATATAGCATCAGGGTCCATACCACCAGCTTTAAGAGTATCACCAGCCCTTTCTTCTAGGCCATTCTTAACACCATACCTATAGCTTCTCTTGGACCTATTATATTTATCTTTCATAAGTAGCTCCCTTCGGAGGCTCCCACATTTGACCATCATATCGTCGTAGCCACAACAACCTAGCGTTCTCTATGATACGCACAGTGTCACCATCATAAGCACTGTATACAGCTTCCCATAGATCACCTTCAGTCTTGCAATCTGCAAGCATCTTATCAGCAGTCTTAGGCCCAACTCTGTGTAGACCCTTAATAAAATCAGCCGCGTCACCTGTAAGTATCTGGGTATAGAAGAACTTAATTCCCTCGAAGGGGGACACCTTAGTCCAGTCCCCCCTAACGAAGTTAAAGTGCCAGCAAGGTAGCTGAAGCATATCCTTATCAATAGAGGCCACAACACAATCGTAATCTAGTGCAGTAGCCTCCTTAGCGATAAGATCATCAGCCTCCTCATCCACACTAACTACAGCACCATAATGCTCAATCATGTAGCTTCTGGTAGCAGATAGGTGAATAGGCTTCTCTACTGCCTTTCTATTTCCCTTGTAGGGGTAGGAGACAGCTACGTCAAACCGGAAGTTAGTCTTACCAGTAAGATATACACTGTAGTCTCCAACATCCACAAAGGGTAGATCAACAGTCTGTTGTAACACATAGTCGATAAGCTCGTCAACCTTGTCTTTAGCCGATGATACCATTTTGTCTTGTGTTGCGAATGAGGCTCGGTAGGCGATAATATCACCATCAATAATAACCTTCCCTCTATCCATGTTAATAACCGGAGAAGACTACGTTTCCATCATCCTTCTCAAAACCTACGTCCACAACATAATCCCAACCTGCTCCCTTCACAGCATCAGTAAAGAATAGCGCCAAAGTGGCTAGGTCTTCTACATTCTCTCGCGTAGACATAGATGTTACCTTATCACCATAATTATCATCTTCAAACAGAATAGTTACTTTCATTATTTAACCTTTGCTCCTAGTGTTGCAATAAGGACTACAACAGCAGCCCATGTCTTGATTGTGTAGGGAATAAGTAGTGTTGTGAATAATGTATTAAGTGACCAGATCACTGCAAGTGGCGTAAGCACCAAAAAAGCAGATAGCAGAAAGACAAGAGATACAACACCAGAAGGTTTAACGCCCTTAAGAGAATTAACATTTTTCATAATCAATCCAACATAAACATTTCATCATCTGCACTTGGTGCGCTACCCTCAAAGGCAACATGCTCCATCACACCGATATTAGCAAGACGAGTGCCAGCACCGTTAGAATATGTCTCCCACTGTACCTTAGCCTTAGTGCCGTTACCCAAAGCACCATCTTCGTCAAACAACCAGTACCGCTTATTCTCTGGGCCTTCTGTAAGATTAACAACTTTAGGTGGGCCACCCAAGTTAACATCTACATCGTCACCATTCTTATCTTTGAAGGTCATTACATGGTCGTGCATACGAGACAACTTAATGTACTTACCGATACCAAGACTTGCACCCTCCTTAATACGATCATGGCCCATAGGCTTAAGTTCAATACCATCGGCTGTAATCTTCTCAATGTCACCCTCATTAGTGAAGTAAGCGTTCACAACATACTGACCGTTGTGCTTCATAGCCTTCTTAGCTGCACTGTTCTTATCACTGCCCATATCACGATTGCCCTCAAATACCTTAGCGTACTCAAGTACCATATCCATTGTGTATTTAGTCATATTGTCCTACCTTTATGTGTATTGTTGTTGTAACCGTGAGTGTAACGAACACCCGCGAGCGTAGCTAGTAGTCCTTCACTACGATCAGAGTGACCTTACTTATATATAGGGCCACATAACACTGCTTTGTAACTATGTTTTACCCTTTAGAGTCATAGTGTTGCCTAAAAGACTCTACTATTTAAATGCTTCCATGATAGAGGCTCGGTGGTGGGCGTTGGCGGCGGCTTTGGCGGCTTCCAAGGTGTCAGCCAGTTCACCGTGGTGATAAGCGTATTCATCGTTATGCGCCCAGCCGATAAGAGGTTTGCCTGTTTCCAACTGGTTTGGCCCTACCTCAATTCTGTAAGTTCCTACTACAGATTCCACTTTGTGCGAACCTCCGCACGACTCCCAAACCAGCGGCGCAATCATATCGGGCAGGGCGGCAATAATGGCATCTGCTGCATGAAAGTCTTGTGCGTCAGCCCATTCAGACCTGCGCTCGTGCGCGTGAATCAGTGCAATCTTATCCAGCATTTTGTTGTTGTTCATGTCAGGAGCTCCATGCGGATTGATGCGCAGTCAGGCTCGCCGTCGATGGTGTCGAATGTGATGCGGTGGGTGTCAACGGCTTGACTATTTTTTTCGGCAAAATACCAACCGTTAATCTCATAACCAACCATAGTCACCGTTTCACGCTTTGGTTCTGGATTTACGCGGTAAGCTCCTAAGGGGCTCCAATTTGGGTTAACTTCTACCCATAAACCTCCAGATAACCTCTGGATAACCACCCCCTCATGTTTCGCCAGCAACAGCGCGCCCTTTTCCTCCGGCGTCATGTCTGCCCATTTTGTCGGGGTGTCGGATGCTCGGGAAACGATGCTCCAAATCCTAGCGCCCGCGTTTAGTTCAGAAACCTTGTGCGGCTTCCCGATTACGTGTGTCCCTGTGCTGTTGTCAACTTTGAAGAAAACCTTGTCACCTTCTTTGACGTGCAGGTCATACAGCGTGCTAAGTGTGTCGGTCATATTATTTGATCCTGTCCCGTTGTTGTATTTGCTGCGGAAACCGCTTCGATGATTGCCAGAAACTCTTGCAGTGCGCCCTTGCGTGTTTGTTTCATTGTTTCGTCTCCTAATGTATTTCTGCATAGTTCTTACCATACTGAGTGTCGTGACCCAGCTTAACATTTAGCTTTAGCTTCTCATTAGCTTTGTCCATCGCAACTTTAAGTACCATATCCAAGTCGCCTTTTACAACACAACCTGCAACTACCTCATCATGGAAACTGGCAGTCAACTTCATACCACCTTCCATACAGAACCCTACCCAAGTATCAAAACAGTAAACCCCTGTACTTTGGTTGAGGGTAGACCAAACATCTCTCTCTGTCCTGAGTTGCTGCCAGAAACATGAGACAGGGTTGCGTACCCACATAGTACCAAACAGTTCTTTTTTTTCTGCACTAGCAGCAATTTTAGTTACAGCCCAGTTAATACCCCAAAAGGCATCTAGTAGGGCTTGTGCTTGCTTACGTGTCGTCCCAGTCTCACGAGCTAATTTGGCTGAACCAACCCCATACATGGCACTGTAGGTTACAACTTTTGCTTTCTTACGTACTGCATGAATACGGTTGTACCTCTCTTGGTTTGATTCGCTTTGCATTTGATCTCCTTGTGTTTTCAGCGACAGTTATCCTGAGACACCACTAGGTTTTATAATTTGTGTAGAACTCATAATCTTCCTCACTTAACATACCAGCACGAACAGCAATCTTTAAGTGTGGGTCATAACCTTTCTGGCTTTGCTCTTCCACCAAAACTGGGTCCAAGGGTTTAACGTAGTGTCGCCTAGTAGTATCCTCTAGTGAAATCATATCCGAACCACACAGCACCTCACCCTCCTCACAGGTAAGCACCCCTCGTATGATCTTACCATAGGGCTTATCTACACTAGGTAAGTTAGCCAGAGGCTTCTTGTGTTTAAACCGGAAGGTGTTAGTAAAACCTGCAATACCTGCCTTTAGATAACCACCATTATGAGAATCTAGGAACCCCTTAAGGATACCTGCCCTGTGTGTCAGTACAGTCAGACCATCAAGTACATCTACAGCAGGGTCAGCCTCAGATAGCTCTAGCACACTTTCACACAGTTCTCCGTCCTTACGCACCTGTTCGATCTTACGTTCGTCCCCAGTACCCTTGTCACGTAAAAACTTAAAGGTACGTGGTTGCCAACCTAGTGAATACAACCAGTCCTTAACCTGATCTGTACTATTAGGGTTCCCAAGTTCCTCACCCACTTTCACAACAAAAGAGAGGGAAGTCTTAGGTTGCTTGTTCTCTTTACACAAGGCAAACCACTTGTGACCAAGTTCGGATAGATCACCATTCTTCTTATACATGATCTTTGGTTGTGTTGCGACCTTAGTTAGTTGCTTGCGTGGCATAGCCTCTGCTAGTTGACTGACCTTCTCATCTTTGAGGGCCATAATCTCATCATAAGACGTTTGTGTAAGCTCTACGTCCAACTTCCACTTAGTAAGCTCTTGTTCACTAGCACACTGCATCTTGAACGTAAGATAGTCGATTAACTTCCATGCACTATCGTCTAGCTGCTTCTGCATCTTCAATCCTACCTTTAGCTATATCAAAATAAGTTTGGTCCATCTCAATACCTATAAAGTTTCTTTCAGTATTAACACAAGCTATACCTGTAGTACCGCTGCCCATTGTGAAGTCCAGCACGGTTTCACCTTCGTTTGTGTATGTCTTGATTAGGTATTCCATCAGCGCAACGGGCTTTTGGGTCTTGTGATACCCGCCCTCTCGCTCTGCTGTCTTGAAATACTGCACCGATCTAGGGTAGCGTTCGCCGCTACTTTTGACGCCAACTTGTGCAAATTTACTGTACACGTCATTTTCCGTTTGCGCCTTACGCACACCCTTATCGTATGCTGCGGCACTTGTTTTTTGTGGATTATATGCTGAAACAGATTGGCAGAAAACCAACACGTCTTCATGGGCAACCAGCGGACGCTTTTTGGCGTTGAGGAAGCCTGTTGCCTTTGATTTCTCCCAAACCCAGCAATACCTGAACATTGCCGCATTGCTCATCACCAACGCCGAAGTGAACGGCTGCGAAGCTGTCAACACGATAGCCCCTCTAGGCTTTACTATCCGCTTGAGTTGCTCCCACATCGGTTCAAAAGGAATAACGCTGTCCCACTTGCAAGCCGTGGTGCCGTAGGGAGGATCGGTCAGGACCATATCTACGCTACCATCGGGTATCTCTTTCATACGCTCTAGGCAATCACCTAGCATAAGATTCATTTCCATCCGTACAACTTCCCTAATTTAATCTCTAGTGACTTCCATAGCCGCCAGTTGATCTGAACATCAGTATCGCACCTATGAGCGTAGTCTTCAGGTGTAAGCGAGTGCCAGTCCTTAATCACAGGCTTAGGCACCCCATAGTCCTCACCGTAGCTCTCAAGACCATGCTTCATACGGTCATAGTTTAGATACCAACTAAGAGCAAGAGTATCTACCAATTTTGCCTTGATCTTAATACCTAGCACACGTTCAACAGCCACAACATCAAACATAACTATGTTGTGGCCTACAAGGACATCTGCATCCTCGAAGAACTTACGCATTTCCCCGTAGTCGTGTGTATGTTGGATAGTCTCTCCATCTGAAGTCCACGACACAACATGTACCTTAGTTAGTTCTTCGAGGAGACCATCCGTTTCTATGTCAAAAACTTGTACTTTGATAACTACTCTCCTCTTACCATTGTTGTGTCACTATCATACTTAATCGAACCTGCTTCACCCGTCAAGGCAAAAGGACGGTTCTTAGTAACTGTCAGTTGCGTAGTGTTACGTTCTTCAATATCCTCTGCTAGCTTATCACGCTTTAGCTCAATCAGGATGATAGCCTCTTCCTCGATAGCCTTAGCATACTTAGTGTGACCATCCCCATTTACGTGTGAGATAGCTACAATACCCACGTTCTTACGTTTAGCAAACTCTACTAGCTTAACACCAAGTTCAGTAAGGCCACCAGTAGCATTGTCAACACCAGAGAGGTATGCTAGGCGTTGTAGGTGGTCGATGAAGATGTAATCCGCACCATAGATAGCTACAGCATGTTGACACTGTGTGAGGCACGACTCAAGAGGGTTACTAGGGTCAATATCAAAACCGATGAACCTATCATCACCCACAACATCAATAACAGCCTGCTCTACCTTACCCAAGTCGAAACCGTTTAAATCAGCATCCTCTTGGGTATTAACATTAGCCTTAAGCTCGTATGTTGCTAGACCCCTTGCTGTTGTGGACCTCATTTCTTCCATTGCTAGGTTAGCTACTACCTGCCCTTGGTTACGAACGAGGTCATACTGGGCATATCGAACGATACTTGTCTTACCCACGCCGGGCGGTGCCTTAATAACTGTGATACCTCCCTTAACCCAACCCCTGATCTTATCGTTAAGTCCCTTGATCGGGGTAGGTACATAGCTGTAGGGGTCTTCCTCACGTACTGCCTTGATCCACGACTCAGTACCAGAGGTAAATCCGGCTGGAGAGGGTCGTTTAGCGTTCCACCATGCTGCCTTGAAGTCTGCTGCCTTACCTGCCTGTAGGAAGTCATTAGCGTCCTTGTAGGGAGAGTGATTTACACGGTAGACCTTGTTAGGAAAGAGGTCCAACATCTTCTCAACTAGAGCATCACCAGCAGCATCATTATCAATAGACAGGATGATCTTCTCGAAGCTATCAAGCCACTCCTTACAGTTCTCCCACAGTTTACGACTTGGTGTTGCTGAAGGAACAGACACAACAGGATTGGTATAACCACTCTTTAACATCTGTGAGACACTCATAGCACATAGTTCACCCTCTGTAATAGTAACCATCTTAGAACTACCAGCAGTAAACAGGTTCATACCGAATAGTTCATCACCCTTAAAGCCAGACTTAGCATAGAAACCCTTCTCTGGCAGTGTACGCACCTTAATTCCACCGGACGGGTACTTATACTCTTGTCGGTTACTATAAGTCAGTACACCATAGTCTTCCATGGTCTTAGTGTTGATACCTCGCATGTTGACATATGCACCCCTACCAGTGACCTCTTCTACTTCAGTCTTGTATTCCGACAAATCATAACCCCCGCTGTTATAGGCTTTTATTGTTCCGTCAGTAGGGTACTTTTCCTTGGCCCAACTAAACATCTTCCTGTTGGCAGGGTAGTGTTCCCCACATGAGTGACACTTACCAAACCCCTTATCGTTGTAGCTGAAGGCGTCACTAGAGCCACAACTCTCATAGGGACACTCTAGGTGGTGGTGGTCACTCATCGTAGAATACCTCGATGTTTTTAATCATACCACGTAAACTGTCACACTCATCTAGCAGAACCTTGTAGTCTTCGTAACTAACATAGTCCCCATCTGGGTCTTCTTCCACATAAACATGATCGCCGTAATCACCCCCATAGACGTACCCAGTCCACCGAGCTACTGTCTTATCCATAACTATTATCTCCATCTACCTACTAAAGTTCAAACCTAAGTACCACAACACAATAAGATACACAACATAAAAAGACTACTATAGTACATACTAAAGTTCCTACTATAGTCTTATTAACTAGTTGTTATAATACTAGAGAGTGAAAAACTATAGTTTAAACTTTAGTACCTACTTACCTATAGGGCCACAAAATAAGACTTGTAACATCACAAATTGTTACACAAACTCACTGTATAGCTTGGCTGTAGCACTCTTTTCCTTACGAGAGACCCACATCTTGTTAGTTTCCATAATGTTAGCTACTTGTTGTTGTGACATACTTTCGTGATAGCGATACCAGATAACTTGGTACTCTTCTTGGTCTAGTGTCCCTTTTGCAACAGTAAATAGGTAGTCGGGATCGTTGTTATCGACTTGTCCACTCATCTCACTAACCTCATCATAGTCCGCAAAAGTGGATGATAGTACAGTCCTGAGCCACTCATAGCTACCATCTGACAGGTTGTTCCCACTGTTGTCACTATCAATGTTGTGAGTGAGCCTACGAGAGGCACTGTGGGCAGGTATGGTAAGGGGGTGTGTGTCTAGGTTAAGGTAGTCGTGCATACGCCTCTTAGCCTCCCTGTAGAGCTTCGCAGGGTGTGCATCTGGCTCTGTGTCTAGGATAGTGTAGCATGTAAGGATACCCTCTTGTACGAGGTCGTCTTTATGTGAAGGACTACGGAACTTACCTGCTAGTGACTTGCACATAGATACGACCTCTTTTGTACTTAGCTTCTCTTTTACTTTATCCATGTTGTTATTCCCTCCCTATGTCTTTTCTACTACGTGGATCGCGTAAGGTGGTGTGTTAATCTTGGTTGTATAGATTCTACCACCCGCAAGCCAAAACTCACGCGGCTGTGGAGGCTCTTTGTATTCTTTGGTGACTCGGAACCTTAGGGTCTGCCCCCAAGCTGCACCACCTGCCACTCTGTCTTTTGTTATACCTGCTGTACTTTTATGCTCGTCGTGCCACACATGGTCAATCAAACTACGTATATCTACAGGACAAGGGCGTCCCATCCAATCATGCCATTCCCCATCGTTGTATTGTGTCATTGTGCTGTACCTTTGTTCTGTTTATTTAAGGCCATGTTGTTACCCTTTAATCTTAAAACTAGATACCATCATCGACATAATATCCTCTAAGCCGTCCTCTCCCTTCATGCACTTCCAACCTTTATCATTCTTATAGACCTCGTACTCCTTACCAGACTTGTAGGCTGGACTTGCAGACTTTACACAAATGAGTGTGTCACCATCTTCAAACTTTGTGTTGTTATTTGGCTTACTGAGCGGGACTTTTGTACCACCTGTTTTCATGTGTATTTCTCCCATCCCACCAGAGGACCATTGTTTTCACCGTAGTTCCCGTACTCATCAAAAGGTACATTATTTTCCACTAAGGGGGCTTGCTCAAGTTCTGCCTGACGGTCTAGGATCATGTCCACAACACTATCAGGTTCCACATCGGGGCAGATAGCTAGTGTCTCTCGGATTAGTGTTAGCCAGTGACTCTTCGCTACGCTAGGGTTATTCTCTACGCTCAAGTTATTCATTTCATTATTCTCCTACATCATTTTTCATCAAGGCTTCCCAACTAACAGGGAACAACTCTTGCATATTATCGCTAATCTGGTCAGCAACAATACGGGTTTCAGCTTGTGTGTCAGGGGCGCAACGAAGACGACACATGGCAGCGAAGGCATCTAGGCTACCCGACCAGTACCATTCTGTCATCTGTGATGTTGGCAGTACCATACGAGCCTGTTCAGGGGCCACTCCACACTCTAACATACGTTTGTAGACCGCTAGAGGTTTTTCGTGCAGGTGTTCTGGTCCCCACACTAGGTTTACCACACCAGAAGACCCTTGCTTCTTATCTTCAGACCTACCCCGCCATTGACTCGGTGTATAAAACTCAGGTTCGTCATCTACATACCTACGACTAATCTCATTCCACCTAAGAAACTTGTGCTTTACCAACTGACGGGCAACAAAGATAGGGGCTTTAACGTGGAAGGAAGCAAAAGCATGGCCAAAAGGTGACAGGTGCTTATGACTTGCTAGGTATTTGACTAGCTTAGTGTCTTTAGCTGATAGTGTTTGACTGTCACCAGAGATACATGACCCACAGAAGTATTCATAGTCGTAGTCATGTACCCAATTTGTAGCACCGCAAGCACACTCCCACCCACTCTTCTTACCGAAACTCACCCGTGCAGCATTTACTACGCTAAGGTCACTGCCCATACTGTCAATCAGTGTAGCTTCAATCATTGCTTTTTCTCTTTCAGGACATAAGTAATACCATAAATTACTACTTCTTTGCCACTACAAGATGGTTTAGGTGCAGTAGCAGCTTTATGTTGTTCTTCTGACAGTCGATTGTTATTAAGGTACCAAACTTTATCGCCATTAGAATACTCAATAGCAGGACCATCCTCACGGTGTAGCTTACCGTTAAGAGACCAAAACTTATCACCAGACTTAGAAACTTTAACTGTATACTCAATCATTGCTTTTCTCCTACCTCTTTATACATACCACATGACTCACTAAAGTCACTAAACGCCACTGGCGCACCAGACTTACCCCACCACTTGTAAGCAGCATCATCTACCTCTTTTGTGTAATTCCTATGGCACCCTTTGTTACCACAAACCTTACTACAAAAGGTCATATCTTTATAGCACAACATATATATATTTCCTATCTACTAACTTTTTATTCCAACTGTCCCGTATATGATACACGAGAAGGTTGAATTCCAGATTTTATTGGTACAAACCCTTCTCGTCTACAGCCACCATAGCATCGTATTCCATGATTGATACCTCTTCCTCGCCAGCTACCAGTACAACCTGTTCACGGGACAGACATAGGCCACCCACAACAAAACTGTATAGTGTAGCAGAAAGACACTCTTGGCCTTTAGTACCACCTACGTCAGTATCATCACCATTACCAATTTCACACTTGTATAGAGCAAAACCAGTGATGTAGCCAGTTTCGTCATAGGACACTACTTCTTCTTCAACTTCATAGTCGTACATGTTGTTATCTTTCTTTTGTTAAGTTCTTATAAACCTATAACAGTTGCTTTAACCTTTAGCAACTCTTTTATTTATAAGGTGTGTTGTTAGTGTAAAAGATATGACTTCCTATCTTGCCATCCAAGTCGAAGTGTTTAGCCCAGTGGGGCCGTATGCCGCTCGTGTGGTAGTGTGTAGATGGGATTGCTATACCACCCCCACTGATTGCCAAGGTAGCTACCTGAAGGGCTTTATACTTAGCCTTATAAGATACCATACTATAGTCTCCTTTTGGTTTAATGTAAGAGAAGGCGTTAGGGTCTTTCACAACACCACAAATAGTATCAGGATACCTGCTGTCTTCTACACGATTGAGAACTACCTGTGCCACAGCAAACTGACCCATTATAGGCTCTCCTCTGGCCTCAAAGTATATTGTTGTGGCTAGGCACATAAGTGCTGTTACCATTGCTTTGATCCTTTTAGCTTATGGCGTGGGGGTTATGGTGATTGCCTCATGTGCGCAGGGGTATTGCTTTAGACACTCGCAGAGTTTTGCCGCGCAGGCATTGCAGATCGGGCCTGTGCTTTGATATCCGGTGGCCTTGTTAACCCAAGATAGTGATATTGATTTTTCGGGGTGGTCGCAGAAATCTCCATTCATCCGTCTATTCCTCCATTGCCGCGTCAGTGCGGCTTGTGTTTGTGGGGGTGGGCGGGATCAGGGCGAGGATTTTGAACCTAGCATAATCCCATGCTCGCCGTTCGTCGTCGTAGTTATAATCAGACATGACCGTAGACGCCGCCGCCTCCCGCAAGGCATCATCCCGCGATGTCTTGGCCTGTGCCTGTGCAGCGATAATCTGGGTGTTGCACCCTTCCCAAGACTTGCTGCATATATCCAGAGCACCTCTTGCCGCCTTCACCTGTGATTCCAACTCAATGATCCGTTTCTGCGCTGCGGCTAGGCTTGTTGTTTGGGGCATATTCACTCTCCAATCTCGCCGCATGTGTCGCACTCGTATAAACCATTGCCGATGCTATCCATCCTGCCTCGGCACCGTTTCGGCCTGTATCCGCGTGGCTGATCCTCGTCTGGCTCTGGGTATCGTCCGCACGTCTCGTCCTCCTCGTGGCCTATCTCGTGAGGTTCGTCTGGCGGGTTCGCGGTCAGGCGGTCATATGTGGTCATGTCAGTGTCTCCTCGGGCAGTCGCGCCCTTGATTGCATTCCGGTGGGGTGGGGCCGTACTTGACATCACGAAGCCACTTGTACGCATCGCCATGTATCTCCCCGCCGTTGATTGGGTTCGCCCAATACCCATTGCCGCCTTCACACCAGAACGCTTGCTGGTTGCCCTCGGTGGTCCCAAGGTAAATGGTGGAATCCTTCGGCGCGGTCGCTATGTCCTGCCATTGCGGGGCAAGGTCTGCGCGGACGTATTCGGTGGCGGTGGGTGCATGAAAATAACGCCCATCACCTTGAGGTTGATCCTCAACCGGACAGCATGAATCGTCATTGTTATCTAGGTTCACCCATATCCGATCAGGCGCTCTCACTGCACACCCCCCTTAGTAAGTAGATTATCAGTCATGGCACAACTAACTCCACGTAGAGGGTTCACATACTCATCCGCAATACTATTCTCTGTTGCGTAGTCCACGGCATCAGCTACTTTAGATAGGTACTCACGAGTAACCGCTTCCTCTGGTGATGGTAGGTTGTTGATAAGTTCAAATGCTTTTTTGAACATCTCCTCAACAGTGCTAAGAATAAACTCATCAGCAGTGCCATAAATAAATAGGTATTCACTACCATCAAAAACATTACTGGTGCTACTTAAATACAAGTGTGATCTACCATCAGATTTTATAGTGACATTTGAGTCTGGGTAAACTAGACCTTTCTCTGTCATAAGTACAATTAGCTTATTAAGCTCTGTCTGGATTTCCGTGATATTCATTTTGTCGTTCCTTTTATTTGGTGGTATAAATACTATTAGGCTACGCTAGTCACCTTGTCGAGCATAAAAGACTTCCACATCTTACTAGAAATCTCATAGATTGGCACCTGCCCCCGTGCCTTCATAGCTTCGCCTTGAGCAACACCACGATCTGACCCGATGATCTTACTAGAAGGCTTAAATAGGCCATTGATTACTCGTACTGTACCGTCTGCCTTGATGAAGGTTACTGTTGCGATCTTAGTACCCTTGGCTTCGATTGCTTTACTGAAGTTATCCATTGTTTGTCTCTCTACTGTTTTTCTCTATACCTATACTTATGGTATGATTCTTACTACTTGTCAACAACAATCGTCCAAGTACCTACATATTTGCCGTTTATAGTTGTACCTGTCATTGTGGCGTTAGTATTAACTGGGCTAAGGGAGTAAGTTAATCCCCCAGCACCACTAAAGTTTACTCTATGTTCTTTATGCTCAGACACAGAGACCTTTTCACGGTAGGCCACAACAACACCCTTATAGGTAGTTACATCGTGGTTAGACTTTTGCTGGTAGTCGGTATCGGCTAGTACCCACTCTTGTGGAGGGTCTACATAATGCTCTAGTTGGTATTCTGAGAAGTGCCAACCACCCTGTACACAAACCGAACCAACGAAAAGGTCCTCTATTACAGTTATGGTTCCATTGGGCATACTGCATATCAAGTGTGTACCTACTACTACTACCTTATCACCCACCTTAAAACCTTTGTCTACTTTATTGGTATTTGTCATTTAACTACCCTATGAGTTACTTATTTGTTGTTGTTGTCGTGCCTATCTTTGTAGATTGGTTCTTACTACTTGTCAATCGGTTTTTATTTTACCGTGTAACAACCTGTTTTTATTATGTTATCGCCTAGCGAGTGTAACGAGTACCATCATTCCCCTAGAGGGGGCACCATCATTCCCCTAGAGGGGGCACCATCATTCCCCTAGAGGGGGCACCATCATTCCCCTAGAGGGGGCACCACCGAAAGGTTCATGCTTAAAGTTTCATGCTTAAAGGTTTAGGGTTAAAGTTTCATGCTTAAAGTTTCATGCTTAAAGTTTCATGCTTAAAGGTTTAAGGTTAAAAGGTTTAGGGTTAAACTACTTTTTGGATTATAGTTTAGTGCTAAACTACTTTTTGGATTATAGTTTAGTGCTAAACTACTTTTTGGATTATAGTTTAGTGCTAAACTACTTTTTGGATTATAGTTTAGTGCTAAACTACTTTTTGCCCGAATCACAACAAAAGAATCGCGAATAGTATAGGCAAACCTATTTCGAGTCAAGTAAATTTATTTGTTACACCGAAAAGCGATTCCCCACGATTCCGAATTTTGCGACCGCACCCCGAAGAGCTGGCCCTAGTAGAATTTTCCTGGTGTCCTCCTTTCCTTACCTATAGGTATATAGGACTCACGATTGATTCGCAAGCCCTATTTTTAACTACTGAAGAAGGGATAGGCCAAATAGTGACCATGGTATAAAAGCGGCAAACCCTAATCCCATATGGTAGTTTTCGTCACGTGTTACAAGCAGCAAGGCTAGGTTAGGTATTAAGAACCAGACGCAAACGGAAAGTAGGGCCAGGTAGAGCATGTTAGAATCCTTTTTGTGTTTCTGTTAAATTTTTATAACCTATCGCCAGTGCTGCCGCAAGAAATATTTAGGGTCTTTACAGACTTTACCGAATCCGACTATGCACCCGCGCCCGATTCCTTTATATACTCGCTACGCGCACGGATTGCGCCTGCGCAAACTAATGTATTTTAGGGATTGCCAGTGCGCGAATCTTCCCCCATAAGATTCTTATGCCGCCGCCCATATAGGGAAAGGGGGAATGGGTCTGGCGGGCCTGTTGCGCGCCTATATGGCCTATATACAATTTTTCCTGTCTTCGTACCGATTCAATCAAGAGTCGGTATCAACTAAGGAAATAAAAAATGGGCGAGTACAATTTTGAATGGTTCGAGATAGAGTTCGAAAATACGAATACGAACTGCCGTACAACTATCTATAGCGAATCTCTTGCGGATGCTTGCGCACAATTCGAGTCCTCTGTCGGCAAGATTGGTGAGGTAGCAGACGGATGTGAAATAGAGATAACATCAATAGTATTTGCTAGGCCGTTGGAATGTTAGTCACGTTTCTAGTGACCTGTTTTATGGGTATTTGCCCTAATAAGGATAAAAACAATGTTTACAGTATCAATCAAAATTGGCGCTTGCTACCATGCGCATGCATCTAACGTATCAAAAGCCCTTGCAATCAAAGAGTCGGTTGAACTAAGCCGTAAGATTGTGAACTGGAAAGAGGGTGCAAACCCAAGATTCACAATCACTTATCCGAACGGTAAATCATACGGCAGGAACGTCCTTTGCTAGTCGCGTTTTTAGTGACTTGCTTTATGGTCATTGCCCTTATTATTATAATTCAACCCTGATAAAGGTGTGACGATATGAAAAGTATCACAAAACGGCTACTGAGACTTGGTTACACCCACGTCTCAGACTCATTGTCGAAAATGGATAACAGGCATTCGATATATGCAAATGGCATGTCCGGATATGCCATAGACCGGATGGACGCCAAAGAAGCTGCCGAGTTTTGCAACAGAGAAGAAATGTCAGACAAAGGAAACACAATATGAAAAACGCTAACACAGTGAACACCTACGGAATCGCCGTCATTTTAGAGCACGGACTGAATCGGATTGATTTGCCGCCGATGACGTTGAAACAAGCGGAATTCAACGCGAGTAAAATGCGCATTTTATCACCTGCCGCGAGTATCTGCACAATCAATCTGGAAAGCTTTTAATCATGATGCACCTATATACAGAAGCGAAACTAATCGCAAAAGAGGCATTGGAAGAATCCGAGGGGTGTTTCGAAACTGCCCGCGATTACATTCATCAAACTTGCGACGGGTATGAAGATGTAATCTACTACCATAAAGCAATTCAATTTTGCGCTGATCAAAATACTGACGATGGTGAGGAATGGCTTGAGGGTTGCGGGGGTATTGCACAAGAAGGCGACACATTCGGATCAATAGCCTGCCGGATTGCTTATGCGACGTTGTATTGCGCCGCTTGTGAGGCATTGGATGAACTGGAAAGCGAAGGAGTAGAATAGAGATGAACGATAAAATTGGCGGATATATCAATATTATAAACGAACGTTGGGCGTATTATGGCCATACTAACAAACAGCCGTTGACTCGGTCAGAGGTTGAATTTTGTATCGGCGTCGGTATAGACTTGGACCAGCTTTATGACATAGCATGTGATGTAAACGCAGGTTTCACAATTCAGGAGTCAATCAGGGCTGGGGTGGAATCGTGAAACTTGAAACTATATACGAAGATCAAAACTACCTCGTGGAATGGTATGGATATAACGGCGGAATCTTGTCTATAGAAGACCATACAACGGGCAAGAATTGCTTTGTAGGTATCAGGCGTATTTCTACAGGCAGAGATATATCAATATCGGAGTTTAAGAGCTCTATAAAGTCGCATGGTATTGTAAGGGCAGTCGCTACTTTCCAGAAAATAGCCGCGACTTCTTACTAATCAATTCACAACAAATAAGGAATCTATATAATGACAATCGATTGCTGCCCAAAATGCGGGTTTGATCTTCAGGCAAGCGCACTACTTAAGGTGCGTCTGAACAAAGCTGGGGTAGATCCCGCTACATTGCCAGAACATCTGTCCGGCATGTTCTCGGACTTAGACGTTCTTGAGCAGCTTGGCTATGCAAATAGGCTACCCTCTGGCTGGTATATCCCTACAAATAAGTACAAGGATTATAGACTATGAAACTCTACAGTGTAACGGTAGAGGGTGTTCACCCCTTGCAATGCGTGGTTGTGTGGGATGTGAAGGCAAATGCTCAGGCACTAGCGGACCATCTAAACGCGACTGTTAGAAACGTTGTGACGGTCAGGGAAGTAGGTGAATTTTTCCCGCCTGACATGACAAATGCGGACCCCGCTTGGTTGAAAGCTACTGACGCGTACTTGGACAGCAAGCGGACAAGGGGGGCAATGTAAGGAGGCACAGGTGGGTGGCTCTAGTGTTCAAGCTAGGGCTACCGCCTACCGGTTCTACTTGCACTGTGCGGGCCTTATACTGTGGTTGTGACCTTATGTTATAATCTAACAAACACAACCGTTTAGCGTTAGGCGTTAAAGCGTTACACAACGGGGTTAACCTTGAGGAGTCTTGTAACGTATTAGACTGGGGTACAATTAGGGTATCAATATGTTCCTATAAGTGTATCAATATGGTCTCATAAGTGTATGCCGAATCGCCCCCCTGCCTTAGTAAAAAACTTTTGTCAACCCCTATCTTCATATCATCACGAATTATTACAGTAGTGTAACGAATCATCACATTAGTCCTGTCAAGCGTTATTTTCCATTGACGGGACCCCCGAATCGTCTATAATAAAACATGGGACCCTAGTGGAAACTGGGGTGATTCGGGGGCGGAGCCCTTATGCACCTACAAATCCAAAACAAGAAAAAACTATTTGGGCAAAGTGTTATACTATAACAAGTAGTGAACACACCCTACAGACAAAGTGTTGCACAAATGACACACTAAGGTTTTACCACCAAGGTTAAGAACAAATATATTTACGGTCAGGTACGATTATTACATAGTGTTGCATAAATGACACACGGTATTACTATCGTTAAGACCTAGTAGTTCTTCCCTACGTTCAGACAACACGTCAAGGTTTCATACCTAAATACAGGACTTCGGCTACCCACAACAGAATCACAACAATAAAAGATTAAGTTTATGTGTATAGTTATCAACTACTTGTAAGTTTATCTAAGTTTATCTCATTTAGTTTGTTACAAACACTACTTATGTGGCCCTATCTATAAGTAAGGGGTAAGGGGTTAACTTAAGTACCTACTAAAGTTCAACTGATAGTTTTACAACTACTAGATATTATTACTTAGTAGTTAAGACTATAGTATGAACTTTAGTACAGGTTCTAGTTAATCAATCTAGTAGTTGTTATAACTAGTAGTTAAACTTAAGTAAGGAACTTAAGTACAGCCCAAAGAGATACTTGACTGCTAACCAGAATACGAACAATTATCGTTTCATTACTTATTGTTGTGATTCTGCTGATAGGCAGTTAAGTTAGAACTAAGAACTTTAGTCACATCTCCATTTCGACTACCCACATAGGTTAAATCTTATTGTTGTGAATACTAAGTGAGTGTTCGCACTGCTTACATGAATGAAATGAATACCGTGATCTATAGTTTGAACTTTAGTTAGAGGATCAGTAATGGCTGAGAAGATACCCCACTGCAATAAGATCGAGAAGCATATCCTAGAGTGCATCCGTGGTGGTGTAACAGTCAAGCAGACCCTAGCTTCTATCCAGCGTCTACCTAATGCCCCTAGTGCCATGGCTACCCTGTACAAGACGTATGGTGTGGCTATGGAGGCTGAGAGGGCTAGGCTAAGTGGTGCAGTAGGTAAGCGGGTAATTGACCATGCTTTGGTTGGTCCTATGGAAGATAAGTCTACCCAGTGGGCAGCAGAGCTTTTCCTTCGGTCTAAGGCAGGTTGGTCCCCCTCTAACACCAATGTCGAAGTCGAGCAGGACATGGACCCTGAGACTGACCTAAGTGCTGCTGATGAGTTTATGGCACTGTTGGGCATCAAGGCGGAAGATACTACTAAAGATTAACTACGTTGGTATGGTGTATCGGTAACACGCGGGTCTCCAAAACCCTAGAGCTAGGTTCGATTCCTAGTACCTCCGCCAAATAACTAATTTATGTGTGCAAGTGGTCATAGTCGGATAGGGTATCCGAAAGCGTAGCAAAACAAAAACCCAATGCCAGTGACGTAATGGGCAAGTAATGGTACACATATTTACTATACTGGGGGTGCGGCGCAGGTGGTGAGGCGCGGCTGGCTGTAAACAAGTTTGTAAAGTGTGTTGGTTCGAACCCATCCACCCCCCACCAGATTGTTGTGGCCACCTAATAAGAAGTAAGTAACCCCCCTAGAATGACACATAGCCAGATAAGAGAAAGAGCTTTCACCTCTGCTATGCTGAGGGAGCTAAGTCCGGCTAAGGTCAAAGAAGCTATCACTGCTCTAGGTCCAGTCCGGCTAGAAGAACTAAAGTACGACTGGAACTTCTGGGCCAGAGACAACCAACTAGAGCCTTCTGGTAAAGACTGGAACACTTGGTTCATAAATGCAGGCCGTGGCTTTGGTAAGACTAGGTCTGGTGTTGAGTGGTGCAGAGCGCAGGTTAAAGCGGGACACAAGCGTGGGGCTGCTATAGCATCTACTAACTCCGATATTGAACGTGTTATGGTCAAAGGTGAGAGTGGCTTCCTTAACAACTGCTATAAGGGTGACAGAAACGATAAAGGCAAGTTGATAGGGATGCCTCTTTGGTCCCCGACTAAAAGGCTTTTAAGTTGGCACGAGAACGGCGACCACTCTGCAAGAGAAATCTCTCGTATTGAGTGTTACTCGGCAGAAGAACCTGAGCGCCTTCGTGGACCACAGTTCTCCTTTTCTTGGGCGGATGAGTTAGCAGCTTGGAACAAGGACCAAGATACTTGGGACATGCTACAGTTTTGTCTCCGTTTAGGTAAGCACCCCCGTATTTGTGTTACTACAACACCTAAGCCCACTAAACTTATTCGTAAGCTACTTAAAGACCCTAAGACTATTATTACTACAGGGTCTACCTTCGATAATGCTGCTAACCTAGCAGATACCTACCTACAGGCTGTAAAAGATCAGTATGAGGGTAGGCGCCTTGGCCGACAAGAACTCTATGCAGAGATACTTGAGGAAGCTGAAGGCGCACTTTGGACAGTGGATACTATTGAGGACTGTAAGGTCACTCGTAGTGAAGTCCCCAACCTAAACCGTATTGTTGTGGCTATTGACCCTGCCGTGACTGCAAACAAAGAATCTGATATGACTGGTATTGTTGTGTCTGGTGTAGATGTAAATGGTCATGGTTATGTCTTAGGTGATTATACACTTAAAGGTTCTCCTCAACAATGGGCTTCCAAGGCTATTGAGCTTTATCATAAGTTTGATGCTGATAGGATCATCGCGGAAGTCAATCAGGGTGGTGACATGGTTAAGACCACTATCCACGGTATTGATGATACGATCCCGTACAAGGCCGTTAGAGCCTCTCGTGGTAAGTATGCTAGGGCAGAGCCTATCTCGGCCATGTACGAACGTGGTTTGATCCATCACGTCAAAGATACTCTTGACCCTGAAGCATCACTTGGTGAACTAGAAACACAGATGACAACTTGGGAGCCTTTGGGTTCTATCGGTTCCCCTGACCGCCTAGATGCTCTTGTATGGAGTATGACCGAGTTAATGCTTAATGGTGTACAACGCCCACAACTACAGATTGTTTACGCCTCAGCAAGAGGTAAATAAAGAGGCTATCAATGGCAACCCAAGAGAAACTTACTCAATCCACTGCGACTAAGACTCTTGGCGCTCATGGCGCTAGTATTCGTAATGGTACTATCCGTGGTGAAGACTTCATCCCCAAACTTCGTGGCAACAAAGCTATTAAGAAGTATGCGGAAATGCGGGAGAACGATGCTACTATTGGTGCTGTAATGTACGCTGTAGAGCAAATCCTTCGTGATGTAAAGCTAAAGGTTAAACCTAAAGACGACTCAGATGCAGCTAAGGTAGAAGCTGAGTATGTTGAGTCTGTCCTAGAGGATATGGACCATACCCTAGACGATCACGTATCTGAGGCAATCTCTTTTCTATCATACGGGTTCTCTTGGTTTGAGGTTGTGTATAAGCGCCGTGAAGGCCCACTTACTCGCAACCCAAAGAAGCGGTCTAAATACTCGGACGGTCGCTTTGGTGTAAAGAAGTTAATTGTAAGAGCGCCTTGGACTATTAACCGTTTTGACATGGGTGGTGAGGACGGTGAGCCTAAGGAGTTGTGTGGCGTATATCAGGACACTGGTACTATTCTTGGTCGTGGTCGCTATATCCCCCTGAACAAGTCTCTCCACTACAAAACCACTGCCCTTAACGGTGATCCTGCGGGTAGGCCAGTTCTTCGTAATGCTTACACCTCTTATGAAATCCTGCAAATGGTTCAGATGAGAGAAGCTATCGGTATTGAGCGTGACCTAGTAGGTATCCCTATTATCGAGGTTCCTGCTGAGTACCTTTCCCCTGATGCAACAGAGTCACAGGTAGCTGTACGACAGTCCCTTGAAGAGATTGGTCGTGACCTTAAACAAAACGAACAGTCCTTTGTTATTCTACCCTCAGATGTTTACAATGATGCTGATGGTAAGCCTTCTAGTGTAAAGATGGTCAACATTCGCCTGATGGGTACTGACTCAGGAAGGTCTATTGATACTGGCCCTATTATCACTAGGTATCAGCACGACATTGCTAGAAGTGTACTCTCTGAGTTTATTATGCTAGGTGCTGGTCCTTCTGGGTCATATGCACTGAGCAAATCAAAGACAGACCTCTTTTTACGTGCGCTAGAGAGCTACATTCAATCTATTGTAGACGTACTCAACAAACAGCTAGTAGAGCGTCTGTGGGAGCTTAACGGCCTTGACTATGGCCTTATGCCTAAGATCGAAGCTGGTGATGTAGCCCCCCATGATCTCCGTGAACTTGGTGCTTACCTTCGCAACCTTAACGGTGCTGATATTAGCCTTGCTGACCAGACCCATATTGTTGATGCACTCCTAGAAAATGCTGAACTGCCTTCTCTTGATAAAGAGGTCTACTCTGAAAGTAGGAATAGGGCATTAGAAGCTGATAAGGCTCGAAACGGTTTCTACGATAAAGGCAACAATAAGGAAGAAGAGACTGAAGTTGATTAGGTCTAGTAAGGAAGTAATATGAAGAGTTATCTACAACTACACAACGCAGTGTTTAATCAACCTCACATGTGTACCCCAGACTACGCTGAGACTGTACTGGCTGTTCTTGCTGACCGACTTAATCTGCCAGAGGGTATGTTTGAGATTAAACAAGAGGCCACTAAGGAAAAGCTAGAGGGTATTTCCAAGGGTGTCTATACGCTTCCTATTCGGGGGTCTATGGTACACCACGGCGGTATGATGGATAGTATGTCTGGCACTATGTCATACGAGGGTATCCAAGACAAGATACAGATGGCACTAGATGACCCTACTATTAAATCTATTCTACTTGATGTTGATAGTTCTGGTGGTGCTGTAGCAGGTGCGTTTGACCTAGCTGACTTCATTGCACAAGCTAAAGAGGTTAAGCCAATCTATGCGCTTGCTCGTGATAGTATGTGTTCTGCGGCTTACCTCATTTCCGCTGCTGCCACTAAGGTATATGCAACACAGACCTCACAGGTAGGCTCTATTGGTGTTGTGGCTATGCACGTAGACCAGTCTGAGCGTAATGCTAAAGAGGGCATTAAACCTACCTTTATTCAGGCTGGTTCTTATAAGACAGCAGGTAATGGACACACTGCCCTAGAGGGTGAAGCCCTTAGCTACTTGCAAGAGTCTGTTAATGACTCGTATGATATGTTTGTTAGTGCCGTGGCTACTGCCAGAGGTATTGACCCACAAGCAATCCGTGACACAGAAGCACGGGTGTACAAAGGTAAGAAAGCTGAAGAGCTTGGCCTTGTCGATGGTGTCCGCACTTTGGGGGCAACTAGAAAAGAACTCGCGGGACTCCAAGGAGTTTACCCTAAAACACTCTATTCCACCAAAGGACCAAAGATGGAAAATGATATTGACGTAGAAAAGCTGGGGGCTGACTATCTTGTAGCCCAAGCTGATCTTGAGACTACTAAAGCTACCCTTTCTACACTGACTTCGGCTATTTCCGCTGAGGGGTACACAGTAACAGAGAATGGTATCGAAAAGGCACAACAACCAGAGATGATTGAGATTGCTGGTGTAATGACCGACAAACACTCCCTTCCTGAACATGTTGTGAAAGCCCTAGAGTCTGCTAGTGCAGATAAGGTTGAAGCAAGCCTTGCTAAAGAGGCACTTGAGAACTTCCCTAACTTCTCCGCAACACAAGGTAAACTCTTGGTTAAGATGTTGGCAGGTTTTGAGGGTGAAGAGAAGGCCGAACTTGCTGCTGCTCTAGCTTCTGTTGATAAAGCCTTTGGTGGCTTGATGGGAGAGAGTGGCTCTAGTGACGTAGATGGTGACATGGGTTCTACCTCGAAAGAGAAACTTGATGCAGCTATCTCCGAGTATGCCACTGAGCATAAAATGACTAAAGCGAAAGCCACTACTAAAGTCCTTGCGACTGCGGAAGGTGCTACTCTCTACAAGCAATCCATTAAGGAAAATAAATAATGGCTTACAACAACCTTTACAACCAAGTTAAAACTTACATTGCTGGCGCTGATCTGTCTGCTGGTCAGTATCTCTTTGTTACCTCTGATGGTGATGAAGTGTCTGTAGCTGGCAACGGTGATGCTGCAATCGGTGTTCTCCTGAACAACCCTGTGGCTGCTGACGCTGCTTCTGTAGCAACTGGTGGTGAACCTAATGTCTACGTTGGTACGGGTGGCTTGGCTATCGGTAACGAAGTTGCATCTGATGCTGACGGTAAAGCCGTAGTCGCTGCCTCAACTGATGTGATCCTTGGTGTTGCGCGCACTGCCGCTGCTGCTGGTGGCCTTGCCATGATTACATTCTACAAACCTGCTCAAGCTGTAAAAGCGTAAGGAATACTACTAATGGCATTTGATAACACCCCCCAGTCCGTCCACATCGACCAGATTCTTACCGATCTGACTTTGGACTATGTAACTGAACAGCGATATCTCGCGGATATTGTCTTCCCTGTTGTGGAAGTACAGAAGAAGTCTGATGAATACTACAAGTTTGACCCTAACGAGTCTAATCGTGAAAACCAAGACGCTGTAGGTCTGGTAGCACCTCGTACAACCCCACGTAAGTTCGACGTATCGCATGGGACTGGTAGTTACATGGCGAAGGTATATGGTACATCTTTCGATATGCTGATGGAAGCTGAAGCTAACGAAGATGAGCAACTGAAGGTTCGCCAGCGTAAAGCACGTCAAGGTGCTAACATGATGAGCCAGAAGAAGGACCGTGACTTTATTGCAACATACATGAAGACTGGTGTATGGGGTCAAGACCTTACTGGTGTAGCCTCTAGCCCGTCTACTAACCAGTTTGTACAGTGGAACAACGCAGCTTCTACTCCTATTGATAACATTCGACTGTTTAAGAAGCAGTTCAAGGTCCGTAACTACGGCTTTGAGATCAATAAGATGGTGGTCACACAGGACATTGTTGATGCCCTTATGGCTAACCCACAAGTTCTTGGTCGTATTAACGGTGGTGCTACTATCGCTAACCCTGCCTTGATTGATATGACGCTTCTTGCCAACATCTTTGGTATCGAAGAGATTATCCTTGCTGATGCAGTCACTAACGCTGCTGCTGTTGGCGCAACTGCTACACCTGCTTTCATGTTGGAGAATAAAATCCTCTTCACACATACCCCTGCTGAAGCTGGTCTGGATACTCCTGCTGCTGGTCTTACCTTTGCTTGGAACGCTGTAGAAGGTGTATCTTACGGTATCTCCGCAGAGTCCTTCACAGATGATAGCCTTCGTCGCTTCGGTATCTCTGAAGAGGTCCACATGAAGATGTCTTATGACATGCAGCTTGTCGGCGCTTCTATGGGTACTTATGTAAGTTCCGTACTGGCCTAAGCTAACTTAGGGGGTTCCTTTCATTAGGTTCCCCCTACACTCTGCAAGGTCTTTTATATAGACCCTAACCCTGACTTAAGGACTATTTATGAACCCTACAACATTTCAACATAATCGACCTGTGTTTGTAAGAGCGCAACAACCACCTTTCCGTTACGGTAATGGGACATATAACTGGGGTGAAAATGTACCTTGGGAAGAAATTGGTATTCCTGTTGCTACCGTAGACCTCTTGTTTAAGGCTGACCTCCTTTTCCACTCCGAGGAGCTAGAGAAAGAGACTAAGGTTGGTGATCGTCTATCCGAGTTGGACTGGGGTAAGATGGAAACCCTTGTGAACCTACTCAATGCCGAGGTAAAAGCTAAAACCAATAGCAAACAAGAGTATATGGATAAGCGCTGTAAGAAGTCTCGTGTTGAACACAAGCAACGTAGTCTAATCAGACAGTTCCTAAATCGAAGTGCTTGGATCACAGAGACTTTCTATGAGAAGCGTGACCGACTTATCACCAAGTAATATACTAAATAGGGGCGACCAAAATGAGCTTTAGTTACGATCCTACTGACCTCAATACTACGACTTCTTCTGGTCGCCTTAATGTTGTTAGGTTCCTTGTTGGAGACACAGATAGCAGTGACCAGCAGGTTCAGAACGAAGAGGTTGAGTTTCTCCTAGGTATTAACTCCAATGGTACATACACAACAGCCTCCGAGGTATCTGACAGTATCTCTGCTAAGTACACAAGGTTAGTCACAACACAATTAGATGGTCAACTGAAACTCGAATACGGTGATCTAGCTAGTAAGTATAAGTTGCTTGCCAATAGCCTAGAAGATAGGGCTAAGAAAGACAATTCATCTTACAGTATTGTTGCGGGTGGTTATAAACGTACAGATATGACTATCGGGTACAATTCACCTAATCGTGTACAACCCCGTATCACTAGGGATGGTTTCCGTAATCGACCTTACACAGAGTCGCATGTAGATAATGATGGACTATAAGGAATAACTTTATGTTAGCTGCCTATCAAGTCCAACATATGCTAAAACAGTTTGGTCGTGTATCTACCCTTAATTTTGCTGGTGCAGGTACATACGATCCTGCCACTGGCACTAATACAAAACCTGCTAACACAACACAACAAGTTAAGGCATACTTCGCTGAATACTCACTAGAGGAAGTCCAAGGTGTTACACTAGGCAGTAGGTTTGTTCTCATAGGTGCTACCGATATACTTGGCAATGCTGTAGCTAAACCCTCAGAAGACGATACTATCTCGGGACTAGATGATACCGTAGTGGTGTATAAAGTACAATCTATATATTCCGGTGAGAGTGTTGTGTGCTACCTATGTCACGCTAGAGAGTAGTGCATGAGAGTAACAAACAACTTCAAAGAAGCTAGTAAGTCGGTTAGCCTGTCTATCAGTAAGAAACTAGAAGATATTGCTGAACCAGCCGTAAGGACTTACCTTATTGACCTAGCTGAAGATGCTGTAGCTATTTCCCCCGTGTGGTCAGGTGCATATGTTAAGTCTATGTCTATAGTACCTTCTGGAAGTGGTGCTGGTCGTATGAGACAATCTAATGATGACTATATGAGTAATGACAATAGGGCCGACACTGGCGGTATTAAGCAAGAGGCTTTCTCACAACTAATGTCTGATATTAACGGGTTAAAGATCATGGAATCTAATGGCTTTGTTTTACGTAACAGGTCTAAGCACTCTGTTGCAGTAGAAAACAAGCACCATGTGTTTCAGAAACTGGGCGACAGGAGAAGGTAGTGGCAAGTATATATGACAACATTAGGTCTACACTTGAAGTGAACCTAGCCGCTGTAAATAACGTACCTCAGATCGCTTGGGAGAACGTCAAATACGTCCCTACAACAGGCACTCCCTACCTTAAGCCAGTGCTAGTCCCTACGCTAAGAGAACCCTCTGTACGGGGCTTAAATCCACAGATGCTCTATAGGGGCTTCTACACTATTACTTGCTATGTACCACAGGGTGATGGACCTTCGGTGGTAGACGATCTAGCAGACAGTATTATTGATGCCTTTGAGGCTACAACAGATATTACTGATGGCACGACAATAGTTTCTATAAGATATGCCGAGAGAGGTCTTGGTGTCGAAGATGGAGCTTTCTATGCAGTACCAGTCACTATCGGTTGGTATCACTATTCTTAATTCCTTATAGGAGAAACACAAATGCCAACTTTTGCACAAGGTTCACGCTCTAGCCTTTCTTATGTTGTTGAAGCTACCTTCGGAACTACCCCTGCTGGTAACTTCCTTAATCTACCCTTTAGTACACAGTCCCTAAACATTACCAAAGACCGACTGACAGGTACAGACATTCAAGCTGACCGTATGGCCCGTGTAGACCGTCACGGTAATCGTCAGGTAGCCGGTGATATTGTTGTGGACCTTCGTGACGGTACATACGATGCTTTCCTAGAGTCTGCAATGCTTAACACTTGGGTCACTAATGTACTCAAGGTAGGCACAACACCAAAGTATATGTCTATTGAAGATTATGCTGCTGACATCGACCAAGCCCGTCTGTTTACAGGTTGTACTGTTTCCACTATGGGTATCTCACTAGCACCTAACCAGATGGTCACAACTACCTTTGGTATGGTAGGCAAAAACATGACGATTGGTGCTACACAGAAGACACAGACAGCCTCCTCTGGTGCAGTACCATTTGATGCTTACTCCGGTGACATTGCTATCGGTAACGTGGCAAGTTCTACTGCCTCTGCTATCGTAACAGGACTAGATTTTACCCTGACTAACTCATACGCACCCACTTTTGTTATTGGTGATGATAGTGCACCTTCACTTGAGTACGGTCGTGCTGAGGTAGAGGGTACAATTACAGTTTACTTTGAAGATGCTGCACTTATCACACGCTTCCTAAACGAAGTAGAGTCAGAGCTTGAGGTATCTGTAAATGACCCCACTGGGGCTAATGCTTACACATTCCTATTCCCCCGTATCAAGATTAATGGTGCTGATGTAGGTGTAGATGGACCCACTAGCCGTATGATTACCCTTCCTTTCGTTGCGCTCTACGATACTACTGAGGGTACTAACCTCAAGATCACTCGCCCAACTTAATCACTCTGCACTTTAACATATGATACCTAAGTCATAAACTATAAGTATGACCTAAGTGTCATAAAGTAACACCTTAGCAATAAGGTTAGTGAGAGGCTCTTGGGTCGGGCTTAGGGCTTCTCACGACTATCTACTACACCCCCGACAAACAACTTAATAATACTATTAAAGGACTTCCCGAATGGACCTCAAAGACCTCACCCCAAAGACAGATGATGTTGTTGTGACACTTAATCACCCGTCTACAAGTCTACCAATCCTTAATGATGGTGACAACACACCAATGACTATTACTATGTACTCGCCTTACTCTAAGGAGTACAAAAAGGTACAACATGAGCAGATCACTAAACGTCTACAGAAGTCGCAAAAGTCTGGTAATGATGCTGTTGATTATGGTGAGTTAGAAGATGCCTCCTTGGAGATTCTAGCTAAGGTTACTAAGTCTTGGGATATTACACTTGGTGGTGAAAAGCCTAAGTTGACAGTAGCTAAGGCAAAAAGTCTATATGAAGATGTATTCTGGATTAAGACCCAAGTTGAAGAGGCAGGTACTAAGACACTGGATTTTATGAAAGCCTAACTCGTGAGTTGTGTGAATGGGCTGAACACCAGTTCAAACTAAACACACCTGATGAGGGTGGCACAACACAGAGACAACACCTCGAACAAGTCGAAAGGCAGACTGGACGTAGACCTGAAGCATTGGAACCCCCGACTAAATTCCCTATGCTTCTATCTCATGTCTGGTCTGCCTTTCTTAGTTTAAGTAATAGCAGAAGTCAAGGTTTCTCTGGACCTGCCCCTATAGGGTACGAACAAATTAAAGCGTGGAAAGAACTCACTGATACCCCTATTGCTAACTGGGAGGTAGAAGCTATTGTAAAGATAGACAGGGTTTATATGGGGGTAGCTAATGGCTGATCTTGCGATTGTAATTGATACTAGCTCTATAGCAGATGCTAAGAAAAAGGTTGCTGCCTTTCAAGCTCAACTTGGTAACAACAAGTCTGTACTAGGGTTAACCAGTGCGCTTGGTACTGTAGAGAGTGGCGTAAAGCAACTTGTAGCTGCACAAGCTAAGGGACAGATTAGTTCACGTACTTACCAGCAGGGTCTACTAGAACAGAAGAGGGCTTTAATGGCTCTTGGTCTGTCATCTCAGTTAGCTAGTGCCAGAGTACAACAACTTGCTAATGAGTTGCGTAACCAATCTGCTGCTAAGGCTGCTGCTGCTGCACTAGAGCAAGCCGCAAGGGCAAGTAAGGCATTAGCAGACCGTCAGAGAGAGCTTCGTATGAGGTTCCAAGAGGGTTATGCAAACTTCGCTATGCAACGTGAGGCTATGCGTAGTCTACGTGAGGCATACCGCTCTGGTATCATTACTATTGAACAATACAGGGCGCAACTAGAGCGACTTCGACTCGTAAACAACGGTAACATTAGGGGTACTAATAACCTTGGTGTTATGATGCAACAGACAGGTTATCAGGTTGGTGACTTTGCGGTTCAAGTTCAGTCTGGTGCTAACGTAATGGTTGCGTTTGGTCAACAGGCTACACAGTTAGTTGGTGCGTTGTACCTTCTTCCACCTGCTGTCCTTGCTACTCAGGTACCCATACTTGGACTCACTGTCTCTGTGACAGCACTTATTGCAGCTTTCAGTATCATTATACCTATCTCAACTGCTATTGCAGGTTCTTTACTTAGGGCCAGAAAAGCTGCTAAAGAGGCTTCTGAACCTGTACAGACTTTAGAAACTCGTGTTAAAGCCCTAACAGACTCCTTAAAAGAGTTTGAACGTACTAAAAAGGCTATCTCTCTTGGTATTACACCCGACGAGCTTACAAGTTCAGAGTCTCTGGACAAGGCAAGAAATAACCTAGAGTCTTTTAGGAAAGCACGTGATGAGCTGTTATCTGGCAGCAACATTAACTCAAACAAGGGTATGAGAATACTAGGTGAGGGCCTTTTTGGTGGGGGCGAAGCATCACAAAAGTCTATAGATAAGACTTTTGATTCATTTCTTGCCGCTATAGGTACTGTATTTAAATTAGAAGATAAACTTGCTAGTGAACAGAAGGACAACTTTAACGAACGTGATAGCTACCTACAACAAGAGATAGCTATGCAAAAGGCTATCCAGAGTTCTGGGGAGAACAGCTCAGAGGTTAGGTCTCTTGCACTTGCTCAAGATGTTAGTAACATGGAAAAGGCTGTTAATGCACAGGTTCTTCTTGGCGAACTAAGTGGACCCTACGGAGAACAACTAAAAGCTAGAAATGCGTTGTTACTAAGGCTTGGTTTTAGTATCGAAGACGCTAGAATTAAAACAGAATCTTTGTTAGAGGCTGAGCTTAAACGCACTGAGTCAATCCAACGCTTCTACGACCTACAACAAAAGACTACAGAAGAGACTTCCGCAACTCTTTCTGGTGTTAACGCTATTAAAGATGCTGTAGCAGCTACCACTAAAACACTAGAGAACAGACTCGAAATATCCAAGTTAACGCTACAGTTCGGTAAAGATTCCGAAGAAGTTGCTAATAAAGAAGCTGACATTGCTAGGGCTGCCTTCAAGTTGGCGCTGGAAGACAACAAGATTAAGGGTAATAACTTAATTGCAGCAATGAGGTTGTACGATGCTGCTGTACTTAACGAAAAGGCTATAGCTGCGGCTGCGGCTGAGTCTAAGGAACTAGAAGGTGGTCTAAAGGGTGCTGCTGCTGCAATGCAATCCCTTGTTGGTTTTGGGCAAGGTCTAGAAAAGGCACTTGCTGTTGCTGTAGCCCAGTCAAAAGCTATAAAAGACAATGTTAGCACTGCCAACGCTGGTACTATTGCTGGTATGAGGGTTGATCTACAAGATAAAACTAACAACGCACTTGGACAGGAAGGTGCTGACCCCCTT